AAAGATGTCTTCAAGCTCAGGTTTGCTAGGTTTAGATTTAAATAATAGAGAGTTGTTAGACTGTGCTCTCTGAATATTTTTTTCCCAGAAATTTCTTTTAGCTACTGCAAACTCTTGCCACTCAGGTTCATCATAGGAGAACAAAGCTATCTCAGCTGAACGTCTAGAGGATAGGACTGTGCCTAGCCAATTGACTACATCAAGTATGTTCATTCTAGTTAACAGGGAACCTGCTCTAGTATTAAGTATCTTACATATAGCTAAGTAAGCCGTAGCAATAGCATCATCACCTGAGCTTATCCAACCATAACCTTTAAGTCTTTCACCTGCCGGACGTATCTGACTGAAGTCAAGAACAATCTTTTCAGCAGGATGTTTCATAGCCATGATCTTACCAATAGACTTAGCCCATGCTTCTGCACTGTCTCCTACTTGTAGTGTCCAGGTCTTAGTCTTTTTATTCCAAGTCTCTGAGTTCTTTTCTTTACCACCTTTAGTTGTTCTCTTACTACGTATAACCTCAATGTCTTTAACAGGTTTAGTAAATCCATTTAAGCTACCAACAATAGGACGGAAGCCTACACCACAACCTTGTAGTAATAGCCATAAGATATCTACTACATCATAGACTGATTCAACATGTGTAAAGCTACAGTTAAATTGACTAGCTTCTCTCTTCTTAGATGTGGGTGTACCACCAAGCCATAGAGTTCTGCCTGATACTGACATCTTACGGTCAAGCATAAGTTGTCTAAGCTCTTCTAGTTCAAGCTCATTGTCTACTGTAAGGTCTGCTTCTCTACCCCATAGCCATCGTTGATGAGAGATAACTCTATCTACGGTTTCTTCCCAGGACTCGTGCTGTGATTCGTCTTCGTTTTTGGGCCTGTTGTAGGTTCTTCTTGTTACTAGCTGTGCTCTTAGGCTTGGTTGGTGTGTCATCTTTTTCCTTTGTAAATTGTTCTTCGTTAGGGTGTTGCTTGAAGATGCTATTCCAAGCATCCTCAAACTGTTGTTGGCTTACTGCCATTGGTCTCTTCTTACTTCCTTTACCTCCATCACTCATATGTCTAGCCCTTTACCTTTCTTAGATTCTAGGTACTCATGTACGTCTTCATGGATACACTTGTATGCAATCCAACTCTTACCATCTATAGGATAGTTTTGATAAGCATAGGCAAGACAAGCTTGGTTGTTAGGGAATGAACCTCCAAAGAGAGTCTCTTCAGCTGGTCCGTTCTGCATAGTTACAAATAAAATAAACTCACCCTTTACTCTAGGTGAGTCTGCTTTAACATGAGGCATAGTGATAATCCAAAATAAAAGGATTGCCACTAGAGCTATGCCTAAGAAATACAGTAGTGTTGAAAATAAATGTTTAGTTGACTTCTTCATTTCTTTGCCTCCTCAAATTGGATTAGTAGTTCTAATGAATGGATAGCTTTCTTTAAGTCTTCAACTCCATTCTTCTTTTTATAACGAGACACGTACTTAATTACCGTGTGCTGTAAAGGATTCATTTCATTAGCCATGGTGTATTCAATAGGTTGTATCTTCATACTGTTGTAATGGTTACCACCTACCTGTGTCTCTAGTGCAATAAGAGTCTCTACTCTTTCAAGCTCTGCCTTCCTAGCCTTACCTTCTTCTACTGCTTTCTGTCTTGCATAAACTTTCTTTAAGATATCTTCATCATTAGTTGAGCCATTCATATACCTGTCCTCCATTCCAAGTTACTTCATGATGTGCATTACAATGAGGACAGACCAAGGTAGTAGTAATGAGGTGTTCATCATTAGCTATCTCGTCACTGTCTGCCTCATGTGTTAGTTCTGTTTCACACACATAACATTTCATTCAGTTCTCCTATTAATACGTTCACCTATCCATCTCATCACAGGCACTGCCATGCTATTGCCCATGGCTTTATACCTTGGACCATCAGGACAGTTGTCTTTAATGTTGGTGTAGTTATCAGGGAATCCCTGTAACCTTTCACATTCGATAGGGGTTAATCTTCTTACACGAGGATGTTGATACAGGTGTTGATCTTGAGTTGTAGATATAGTGTAAGTCTTTTCATCTTGACCTAAGTATCCTTTGCCTCCACCTTCACAACCACTTCGTATCTTAAAGATATGAGGTTTGTCTGCTACAAAAGTTTGTGCATGGTGTGACATAACGCTAGGCTGATGAGCTGATATGCAATTAGATTTATCCAACTCAGTAACACTCATGTTATTTCTTTGAGCATCTTCACGTACACTGTATGCAGTACTGTCAACAACATTGGTACCTACCCCAGCTTTAGTTAAGGTGTTAGATACATTTGTTTCATTGATGTAAAGCCCACCTTTAGGTCTATCTTTTCTAGTGCCGTTAGCATCGCAGAATGTAATGTTGTATGCAGTACCTATGTATTGACTGTCGGCAGTTGTATCATTGCCTGGTCTACTAAACCCTGCAGCACTTGAGGTAATCGTTGGTGCTTTGTCTGCTACATGGATGAAGGTTTCACTCCCACCACTTAAGACTCCACCACTTGCTTTGATTGTTCCTCCGACATCACTGTGGTTGTATGCTCCAAAGCCACCCTCAATGTATCCGGGAGAGTCTTGCCTCGTCGGTCGGCTCTTTTTAGGATGCCACTGCAAGCTTTCGGACTCAAATAATACTTCGGCTGTAGGCTCCCACGCTCCAAGATGTCCGACAACAAAGACTCGTCTACGTCTTTGGGGGACTCCAAAGTTTTGAGCATCAAGAACTCTGTATGAAAACCCATACCCGAGTTCAGCCACCGCCCCGAGGAAGGAGCCAAAGTCTCTTCCCTTATTACTACTGAGGACACCTGGCACGTTTTCCCATACGAACCACTTGGGTCTAAACTTGTTAAGTATTGCACAAAAGGTGAGGGCAAGATTCCCTCTTGGGTCTTCCATTCCTTTCCTAAGTCCTGCGACTGAGAAGGATTGGCATGGGGTTCCTCCGACCACAAGGTCAATTGTTCTGTCAAAATTCCACTCCTTAAAATTAGTCATGTCTCCTAAGTTTGGTACGTTAGGATATTGATGTTGTAATACTTCTGATGGAAACTTTTCTATCTCTGAAAATGCAACAGGGTTCCACCCTAGTTTCTTCCAAGCAACAGACGCTGCCTCTACTCCACTACATAATGAAAGATAGTTCATGTAATCTCCTCAGGTGTCCAAGGTATTACCTCGGCTTTGTCATAGTTATAGTTTTGGTGTTGGCAGATACGTGCTACCTGTGCTTGTACTAAGGCATCGTCTTCTGTTAAACCTTTGCTCATGAATGTAGATACAATGTCACCCCAAGGATCAGTAGAGTTAGCTAAAATTTTCTCTGCTTTTTTTGGACCTATCCCAGGACAACCTTTGTATCCATCAACAGGGTCACCTTGTAGTGTCTGCATTAAATGGAAGTGGTCACCATCTTTAGCTGCAATCTTTATAGCCTTGGTATGTTTGTCAGGGTTCAGGTACCAACCAGGTATCTGTGTTAAGTCTTTATCAATAGAGATAATTACTTTCTTTCCTGGCATAAGGGTAGGGTGTGTAGCTAAGATACCCATGACATCATCAGCTTCTAGTCCAGGTCTTAAGAATGATTCATAGTTACTAGACATGTACTCTTTAAGATCTGCTAAGAGTAGAGGCTTGATAGAACCTTTACGATTCTCTTTGTATGTAGGTAAGATATCCTTACGGAAGTTATGCTTATCAGTCAGACATATAATCATCTTATGTATCTTGTGGTTCCACATGTACTCACCGATAGTCTTATCTATCTTAGCTTTAGCTGACTCAAGTGAAGTGACATACTGACTTACGTCTCCGTCACCATCCCAATCAACTCTTACCTCATGGGTAGCAGCTACTTGGTATGCAAGTATGTCTGCATCAAGTAGTCCTATTTTTTGTTGAGCCATTTCATCCCCTTCTCTGTAATTAACCAACGGTCCCAATAGGAACCATCGAGTCCTTTGGTTGTGATGAGTCCTTCACTAGCAGCCAAAGCTATTTCAAATCTGTGACTACGAGCTATTAATCCTTGTAACCAAATGCCATCCACCCATGATTTCTTTAATACCTCAGTGAGTTTCGGACCAGTTATCTCCGACTTGGAACTCTCCTGTAATCGGGCATCGGAATTTAAAATGTTCTCCAGCCATTTCAAAAGACTGAACTGCAAGGGTGCCGACTTCATCTGCTATCTCCTTTTCGGTTTCAACTTGTATCTCGTCATGTACCCAAGCTACAAGGTGTGCCTTATCCTGATAACCTTTATCAGTTAGCAACTGTTTAAATAAAATAATAGCTTGCTTAGATATGAGTGCACCTGCTGATTGAAGTAATGTATTCAATGCAGCGTGAGGTGATCTTATCTTTAACAAGCGACCATCAAGTCCTGGTACATACCCATGCTTCTCAGCAAAGGCAGTAACATTATTAATAAGTTTCTTTAGTGCAGGTGTCTTAGCTAGGAATCTTTTCTTAAGCATGGCGCCTTCTTTCTTACTACCACCCACAACTTCTCCTATCTTCTCTGCCCCTGCACCATAAAGGAATGCATATATGAAGCGCTTACTTTGTGCTCTTGTGTTTAGTCCTGCTGCTTCTTGGTTAGTGGTGTGGATGTCACCTTCCAATAACTGTTTGGCATATGTTCCTTTGTCATACTGTCCCATGTAGTGAGCCAAGCATCTAAGTTCGAGCCCTGATAAGTCAGCTCCCACCAAGGACTTCCCCATTGGAACAGAGAATAATCCTCGACAGTCAGAACCGTAGGGGGCTGACCCACTAGGAACTTGTGCAAGGTTAGGCGATTGATGGGTAGCTCGTCCTGTGACTGCTCCGTTGTTTCTAATCGAACCATGTATTCTTGAGTCATTAGTGTTTACCTTCTTGAGCCATGCCTGATTTCCATCTGACAATTGTCCGAGTCGTTTATCAATAACTAGATACTCAGCTAAGAGTTTAGCTTCAGGGTAAT